TTACTGTATCTGGGTTGATAGAAGTAGTCACTTGCCTAGTGAGTCTAAAGATTCAATGAGCCTTGAACAATGGATGTCAGACTTTACAATCGATAATAACGGAACATTAGACGATCTTCGGTTTAATACTCAACAGCTAATGAAATATTTAAAAGTCAGGAGTTAGATCTCCTTGCCGCCATTTAACTCCTTCTTTCTGTATGATACGTTGGCAATTAGCACAAATAGTTTTTAAATTATTTGAACGACAATTATTAAGATCACCATCTATATGAAATACATTAAATTGTTCACTGTATGAACTTTTAAAACTACATTTTTCACATACATCTTTTTTAGTATATCCGGCAAGCATCCATTTAGGAATATTAGATCCTAAACCGTTTCGCAAACATGATTCGCATAGTTTGCGATAATACGTCTTACCGTCTTTATAATAGTTTATAGCCGCAGGACGTTGCTTGCATTTACATAATGGCCTCATAATGTATTTACCTCACCTTTTCGTTCCCTTTTTCTATTGGTATAATAGACTTTTTTATATTCTTTTTACTAAATACATGTGTAATAACATTTTGGGAGAAAATTAAATGGCACTCACATCACCAGGCGTATCGGTTAGCGTTATAGACGAAAGTTTCTATACACCAGCAGAACCAGGTACAACACCAATGATATTTGTAACCAGTGCAGAAAACAAAAGCAATCCAGCTGGGACTGGAACTGCGCCAGGTACACTAAAAGCAAATGCAGGTAAACCATACTTGCTAACTTCACAAAGAGATTTAGCTGAAACATTTGGAGATCCAGTATTTCAAACAGATACAAGCGGAAATCCAATACATGGTAGCGAACTTAACGAATATGGCTTACAAGCTGCTTATTCGTATTTAGGTGTAAGCAACAGAGCATATGTAGTTAGAGCAGACTGTAGTATAGCAGCACTTGCAGCAAGTGCAAATGCACCGTCTGGAGACCCTGCAAACGGGGCTTACTGGTTAGATACTGCTTCTACAACATGGGGCATTTTTGAATGGAATGGTAACGCAGCTTCAGCAACAGGAGGTCAGTCATTTACAAATAAACTTCCAAAAGTACTGACTGTTGATGACGTAAGCGGCGGAGTTCCAAAAGCATCTGTAGGCAAAGTAGGCGATTATGCAGTAGTTGCAGCAAATGCAAATAATGACATGTACTACAAAAATAGCTCAGCACAATGGGTAAAAGTTGGTAGTAATGATTGGGTTAAATCATGGCCAGCAGCACAATTTACACTACTAAGCGGATTTGGCTCAGGCGGCGTTGTTAGAATTAACGGTTCAACAATTAATATAGTATCAGGAACTACAGCAGCAGATGTTGCAACTGACATTATTGCTGCACTTGCTGGAAACCAAGTTACTTGGGCAGCTGATATCTCAGCTACATATTCAAATGGAGTACTATCGTTCTTCGTCGGCACAGGTGCTAAATCAAACGGCGCAGTTGTAGACGGAAAAATGTTACTTCAAGAAGAAGACAGCCCAACACCAAATGTAAATATTGAAGATTTTGGATTAGCAGAAGTTACAGCTAATGGCCCAGTATTGCAAATAAGCGCACATACATCAGTTCCAGAATTTTATTCAACTGATTCTAATCCAGCAGTAACTGGTAGTATATGGACTAAAACAACACAACCTAATGCAGGTGCACGTTGGAGAGTTAAAAAGTATAATGCTGCTACAGGACTATGGGAAGAGCAAACAGCACCAATTTATGCAGACAATGCAACTGCAATGAAAACAATAGATGCAGATGGCGGTCTTAATATCGGCGCAGGTAGATTGTATGTACAAAGTGATCCAACTTACGAATCATTAGCTGGTTTCAAATTATTTAGAAGAGAAACATTAGGTGCTACATCGGCACAAAGTGATGCTGTTGCAGCACAGTTAGCAGCTGGACAAACTTACACAGTTACAATGTCTGAGTCAGTTCCAGGTGCAACAGCAATGGCAGCAGCAAGAACTGTTACTATTACAGCAGCAGGAGATGCAACAGATGCAACAACATTAGTTGAAGCAATTGCTACTGCTGGATTTACTAATGTATTAGCAGAAGTTACAGCTGATAATAGAGTAAAAGTTACACATGATAAAGGTGGCGATTTAACGATTACAAACGTTATTGGTTATGATACAGGAACTGCACAAGCATCAGCTGCACTTAATTTTGGCGTAATGGCTCTAATTAACTTAGACGACACAGCAGCAAATGTATATGTTGAACCAACAAACGCAACTAGCGATTACAGAGTTTCAAATTGGAAGTTTTTAAGCTATGAAGCAAGTACAGATGCACCAACAACGCTAACAGCAGATGGTACATTGTGGTACAACTCAATTGTTGACGAAGCAGACATTATGGTACATAATGGCACAACATGGGTAGGTTATAAAACATTCTATGCAGCTACAAATGCTAAAGGTCCAACAGTGAGTGCTACAGCACCAACTGGTCCAGTACAAAATGATCTATGGATTGATACAAGTGATTTAGAAAACTATCCAGCAATTTATAGATGGAACGCATTAGCAAAATGGGAACTAGTTGACAACGGCGATCAAACAACAGGCGCAGGAATTATATTTGGTGATGCTCGTGACGGTACGTCAGGCGGAACTGCAAGTACAGCACCAAGTGGAACAATAGCTGAACTAATAACAAGTGATTACTTAGATGCTGATGCACCAGATCCAGCTCTTTATCCACGTGGTATGTTGTTGTTTAATACACGTAGAAGTGGATTTAATGTTAAGAAATTTGTACGTAATCATGTAGATGTAACAGCTGACAATGCACGTCAAGGCGATGTTGCAATGACAAATTATTATCCACATCGTTGGGTACTAGAGTCAGGCAACCAAGAAGACGGTGCAGGTAGCTTCGGACGTAAAGCACAACGTAAAGTTATTGTACAACAGTTACAGGCTGTAGTTAATAATAATGACGAAATACGTGACGACGAATCAAGAGTATTCAACGTAATGGCAACACCAGGTTATCCAGAGCTAATTGGCGAAATGGTAAGCCTAAACTACGATAGAGGCTTAACAGCATTTATTGTTGGTGACTCACCATTCCGTTTAACACCAGATGCAACTTCATTAAATGAGTGGGCAACAAACGTAAATCTAGCAGTTGAAGATAACGACAACGGTCTTGTAAGTAGAGATGAATATCTAGGTATTTTCTACCCAAGCGGATTTACAAGTGATAACTTTGGTAACAACGTGGTTGTTCCTCCAAGTCACATGATGCTACGCACTATTGCCCTTAGCGACAACGTATCGTTTCCATGGTTTGCACCAGCAGGTACAAGACGTGGCGGCATAACTAATGCAACAGCAACTGGATATATCAATAAAGAAGGTGAATTTGTAAGTGTTGCACTTAACGAAGGACAAAGAGATACTCTGTATGCACAAAATGTTAACCCGATTACATTTATTACAGGTGCAGGACTTGTTAACTTTGGACAAAAAACTCGTGCAAGAGGTGCAAGTTCGTTAGATAGAATTAATGTTGCAAGACTTGTAGTATACTTACGTAGACAACTTAATCAGCTTGCAAAACCTTATATCTTTGAACCTAATGATAAGATTACTAGAGATGAAGTAAAACAACAAGTTGAAAGTTTATTACTAGAACTTGTAGGACAAAGAGCATTATATGACTTCTTAGTTGTGTGTGATACTTCAAACAATACACCAAACAGAATTGACAGAAATGAATTACATATCGATATTGCAATCGAGCCTGTTAAAGCTGTTGAGTTTATTTATATTCCTCTAAGACTCAAAAATACAGGCGAGATAGCAGGTTTATAATTTGACTAAATATAATATAACAGGAGCAAAATAAAATGGCAATTACATCACTCTCAAAAATTACTGTGCCATTAGCCAGTGATCAGTCAGCAAGCAATCAAGGTTTGTTGATGCCGAAACTACAATACAGATTTAGAGTTCTGTTACAAAACTTTGGTGTTACTACTCCATCTACTGAACTTACAAAACAAGTTGTAGACGTAACAAGACCAAATGTAAGTTTCGAACCAATAACACTTGATGTTTATAACTCACGTGCATATCTAGCAGGTAAGCATACTTGGGAACCAATTACATTAACATTACGCGAAGATGTAAATAACGAAGTACAAAAACGTGTAGGTGAACAATTACAGAAACAATTTGACTTTATGGAGCAAGCTAGTGCAGCAGCAGGCGGCGACTATAAATTTACTACTGCAATTGAAATACTCGATGGCGGCAACGGTGCTGATGTAGATGTTTTAGATAGATTTGAATTGTATGGTTGCTTTGTTGAGAGTGCAAACTACAATACACTTAACTATGCTACTAATGATCCAGTAACAGTTACACTAAACATTCGCTATGATAACGCTATTCAAACAGATGGCGCAGGCGGAATTGGTAATGATATAGGTACAGCATTAGCAGGAGTAGCTAATGGTGGAACAGTTACTTAATAACTAACTAAAAATAGATTAAAATAGGGTCCATTGGGCCCTATTTTTTTATCTGCGTAGTTAATATATTCTGATAAATATTAGTATGGCAAATAAATTAAACGGTTTCTTAGATAATATTGTAAATGGTGCATTATCACCCAAAGGTGATATGGCTGATTTTCAACATGCTGCAAGACTATATGTAGACGATGCATTTAGACTAGCACCAAAACATAAATTTTTATATCATGTTGTGTTTGAAATAAATCCTGATGCAGTACGTATTCCGCAATTAGATCAAAGACATAAAAACGAAATAGGTATGTTAGTAAAGTCTATTGACTTACCTAGTTATTCTATGCAAATGGAAACTAAGCACAAGTATAATAGAAAAAAGAATGTACAAACTAGACTTGATTACGATCCAATAAATGTAACATTCCATGACGATAATTTTGGTGTAACAACATTACTCTGGGAAGCGTATTATAGGTACTATTTTAAAGACGGTAATTATACTACATTTGATGCATCGGGTAGTCTTAATAACACTGTTCCTGCGTATGCATCAACACCAACCGATAATACATATCAAAGTCCATTACGTAATAGATATAGATATGGATTGGATAACGATAGTAGTGTTCCGTTCTTTAAAAATATACAAATTTTTCAATTAAGTCGACATCAGTATACTGGATTTATGTTGATAAATCCTAAAATCACTAATTGGAAACACGATACAATGGATCAAACTGATGGAGCCGGCATGGCAGAAAGTAATTGTACAGTTGCATACGAAAGTGTTTTGTATAGTAGAGGTCCAGTTAGCCAAGGGTCGCCTAGAGGTTTTGGACAAGAGCATTACGATACTAGGCCTAGTCCGATAACATTAGCAGGCGGCGGCACTTCGACCTTGTTTGGTCAAGGCGGCGTACTTGCTGGCATTGGAGATATTTTTGGTGCTGTAGGGAACGGCACAGCATTTACAGATGCACAAGGTAATTTTAGTTTAGGTAATACATTAGGCACTGTATTAAGTGCAACAAACACGTTTAAAAACGCAAAAGATTTAACTAGTGGCGGAATTGTACAAGAAGGTATTAATATTTTTAGTGGCGGATTATCTAATATAATAAACAATCCAACCGGCGGAATAAGTGATGTACTATTTCCAAATGGATCAGCGAATGCTAATGACGTATTAGCTACACAAGTGTCAACTGATAAAGAACGAAGAGAATTAGAAACTGACGAAATATTAGAAACAATTGGAAGCAATTCGAGTGTTGCTAATGCTACTGCACAACAAGCATTTAATTTAGGGTTAGTAGGCTCAGGCGGAACGCTTAACGATTTTAA